TTGGAAGAGTAGTAGTTATAAATAAAATTTATAGTTGATTGTGGGAAAAGATTTAAAGATTTAAAAGATTTAAAGATTTAAAAGATTTAAAGATCTAAAAGATTTAAAAGAATAAATAATATAGTACTTAGTAAAGAGAATAAATATAGTTTATAGAGTAAATAAATATATAAATAATAAAAATAATAAAGAGAATAAAGATTTAAATAATAAATAATATAAATAATAAATATAAATAATAAATATAAATAATAAAGAGAATAAAGATTTAAAAGATTTAAATCTTTAAAATCTTTTCGGTTTTAATTGAAAAAAAGAGCTGAAAACCTTATAAAAATCTTGGTTTAAACATCCGTTTTCCAATAAATGCGCGAGCTGAACTTTACGCGCGCGTTAATATCGCATGTAATTTTGTGCATGACGTTTTACTTACGATTGTTAAAAGTCATTCCCCCAAAAGTTTGACATGGTGTAAACTCCGCATTTTTATGTATGTGGTCTATAATGTGGGATGGAGGAAATGCAAGCAAAACCTCGTTCAAGTACGAATAACTCCGAATACGGAAGGTGTTTAGATATGGACTATGTGCAGCAAAATATGATTATAATCGCAAAAGAATGCATTTTTCTTACGTTATAGAAAATAGGTAAAATTGGCTGAAATCGGGATATTCGGGGATATTCGCGTTTGAACGAGCGTTAATGAAATAAGCACATATGGCTGGTAATTATAGATGTACTAAACATTTGTTTAGAACATCTCACATTATATTGAGAATGGCTTGTATTCTGCATTAGCGATTTTTTGTATAGATGTTCTAAACAAGTGTTTTAAACATCTATACAAAATTAACACAAACACAGATGTGGAGCGTGAAAGCTAAAATGTAAGATGTTCTAAACAGTGGTATAGATGTACTAAACAAAAATTTTATTGGTGGAGGAGGTTGGAATTATAGATTTAAAGGAAGAATGCTAAGATATGCAATGGTCAACTACTCTCCCCCTAAAGGAGGAGAGCTTGCTCAACCCTAACGGGGAGCATTAGGCTGGTTGACAAGCAGCCACTTAAGATTCATGTTTTGGTCTTTGATAAGTTCTCTTAGAGCTATGTTTATTGCTCCAACGATGTCAGCGTGTTCGCTGTAACCACAGTTCTGGCACACAAAGAGCTCGCCATTGTCTGGTCTGTTATCGGAACTTACGTGTCCACAGACAGGACAGGTCTTGCTTGTATAATGAGGATTGAAAAAGAAGCAAAGCAGTTAAATTGTTTTGGAGGTGTTTAAGTTGAAGTACGTCCAAAAGCCAATATTTGTTGAAGCTGAACCGTTTGTTAATACTGACCTACTCCCCCACACTGAAGTGCGAGGAGTAGACCAAATTCAGAAAGCACTGAATAGGAGGCTAAAACTATGGATCTAAAAGAAAAATGCCTGGAAATTTGCAATGACGAGCTCGTGGTAAAATTTGTAGATTTAGTTTCTGAGTGTGCAACGCTATTTGCCAAGAAGCATAACGATTATGGCCCAGGAAATGTCGCACTATTTGGCAATGTTGGACTGTATATTCGTATGTGCGATAAAATTTGGCGGCTTCGAAATCTGTTGTTTGAAGCCAAAGAACCCAAGAATGAGTCCATAGAGGACACACTTAAGGATATCGCTAACTACGCGCTGATTTGGCTATTGTATCTAAAAGGCGAATGGCCTAAGCCAGTAAATCCATTTGCACTTCCAGATACTCCTACTAAACCTTAGATAAAAAAATACATGTTCGGTGTATAATATAAATGGAGGTGAATATGATGAAATTGTGTATTCCGAGTTATAGACGTGCCAATTGTATACTCACAGTAGATTATTTGGCTTATTTAGGCTATGGCAAAGATGAAATAATGCTATACACACAGGATGAAGAAGACTATGAAAAGTATCAGAAGATCTATAGTGATAGGTGTACGGTATGTTATAAGAAAGCAGATAATGTAGCACAGAATAGAAACAACATCTTAAGCGATCTATTAGGAAAGGAAGAATATGTGGTCTTTTTAGATGACGATATCTATGCTATCAATAGGTTAGAAATGATGGGTGGCAAAAAGTATATGGTTCCAATAACCGACAGGCAGGTTCTTGATAGGTATATAGACCTCGGGTATAGTCTGTGTAAACAGCACAACACTATACTTTGGAGCGTGTATCCAATTCCAGATCCATTTTTTCTTATGTATAACTATTCAGAGGTATCACTGATAAATGGCAAATTTTTTGGTCTAATCAACAATGGTACTGTGATGTTTAATGACTTTTTCCAGCTATATGAGGATGTGGAACTGAGTTGTATTGTGCTTAAGAAATATGGAAAAGTAATTCGAATAAACAGTATAGCTATAGGATCACCTGAGTTTCTAAGAGGAGGAAGATCGGAAGTTAGAAACAATGTGCAAGTAAAACGTGCATATATGAATCTATTATTGACCAAGCACAGGGATATACTAATGCCACATAGAAGAAAAATGTATGATGTCGAGTTAAAAACTCATGCAATAGAAAAATATCTTGGAAAATTGGATAAGTCAGAGGTGATATAATTATGGAGATGGTTATAAGAAAGATAAAAACAGATGAAATTAATTATGCACCATACAATCCAAGAAAAATAGATAAAGAAACATATAATAAGCTTGTTAATTCAATTAAACGCTGGGGATTAGTCCAACCTATAATAGTAAACCTTAGAACAAAAAATGTAGTAGGTGGGAACCAGAGACTGAAAGTACTTAGAGATTTAAACATTCAGGAAGTAGATGCAGTAATTGTCGATATGTCTCTTGAAGAAGAAAAAGCACTAAACATCGCGTTGAACAAGATAGGTGGTGAATGGGATTTGAATAAATTGAGTGAAATATTTAAGAGTCTCGATACAAATCTGTCTTCGTTTACTGGATTTTCCATAGACGAAATAAATGTCTTGCGTGCTGATGACCTAAATGAGATTAAGGTTGATGTACAAATGAATTCAATTCCAAATTCTCCTGTTGAAAGAAAAAACGAATATACAATTAAACTGGTATTTAAGTCAAGAGAAAGTGCTAATGACTGGCTTGAAGAACATGGATATAACAAGAGAATTAGTGAGGAAGAAAGAAGCATTAAAATTAGATTGGAGGGATAAGTAGATGGGTAGAAAGAAAGGAGATAAACTCACAGAAAAGGATTATGAAACTATAGAGAAAATGGCGGCTATATTCTGTACACAAGAAGAAATAGCATCCATTCTTGGCATACATCCCGTTGTGTTTGAAAAGAATAAAAGAGCAGATGAGGCGTTTAGAAGAGGTAGAGAAAATGGAAAAGCAAGTCTAAAAAAGGTGCAATGGCAAAAGGCGATGGAAGGAAATATAGTTATGCTAATCTGGCTTGGCAAACAATACTTGGGTCAGGTAGATAGACCTAATGCGGAAGTTAAAGTAGAAGAAAATCCAAAAATCGAAGTGGTGTATCCTGAAAATAAAAATGAGCAAGAGAATGAAGGTGAAGAGAAGATTATACGTGTAGATAAAGTAGCGACTGGAGGATAATTGTGCTTAAAGTTAATGGGCTGTATTGGGATTTTTTTAATAAAAACAAAGATAAAACCTTGCTTATCCTATGCGGTGGAGCAGGTGCAGGTAAAACTTATGCTATAATACAGTGGTTGATAAAATTATCACTTGAAAGACCACATATGTGGACTTTGGTTGTTAGAAAGACTCAAAGATCAACTAAGGACTCTGTCATCCCGCTTTTTATAGAAAATCTCAGAGATATGAACCTAAAATATATGTTTAGGAGATCTGAAAATAGGATTTTGATAGGACAGAGTGATATACTATTCAGGGGATTAGATGATCCAGATAAAATTAAATCAAGTGAATATAATATAATATGGTTAGAAGAGGCTACCGAGTTTTCAAATGAAGAATATCACTTTTTAAGTATGCGATTGAGAAGAAGAAATCCATACGGTAGAAATCAGAAAATATTATCCTTCAATCCAGAATATGTAGATTGGCTTGTTGAACTTGTTAACAATATGGATGAAGATACCGCTATGATTAAGACCTCATATAAGGATAATCCATTTGTGTCTAAGGACTATGCGATTCAGCTTGAGTCTTTGAGAGATTATAGTGAAGAGCTATATAAGATATACGCTAAAGGTGAATTTGCTATACCACAGAATTTGATATTTACCAATTGGGATATTGTAAGTAACATACCAGACAGATTTGATTCAGTAGCCGTAGGAGTTGATTTTGGATACAATAATCCGACTGCGTTTGTTAGAATCGGCATCATAGGCAAAGACCTATATGTTCTTGATGAGTTTTATAGGACTAAACTAACTAACTCTGAGGTGGCTTTGGAATTAAAGAAGTTCGTTAAAGCTATAAATGTAATTAATGTTTATGCAGATCCTGCAGAGCCAGCAAGAATAGAAGAGCTACAGAGAAATGGAATAAGAGTGTATCCCGCTATGAGTAGAGATGTGTGTCAAGGAATAGACATGCTAAAGAGATATAGAATACATGTTAGATCAAATTGTGCAAATATTATACGTGAACTGAAGACATATTCATGGAAGAAGAAGGGAGATCTTGTCTTAGATGAGCCTATAAAATTTAATGATCATGCTATAGATGCACTTAGATATGCCGTGGTAAGTATTACATCAAGATCCGATGCATCGATTGGAAAACATGTTATAAATACTTCTTATTAGAAGGGATGATAGGAATGCCAATTCCTAAATCCGAAGCATTAAAGCAGATCGCTTATAACTTTCCAAATCTTTCTACAGAGATCGGGGAAATCTTCAATTACTCATCTAAACTGGATAATGAAACTATTTCACATATGGAACATGATGAAACTATATTCTCTGGTCTTACATTCTTGGCTATGAATATGGTTAATATGATTGGAGACTATAAAAATGACAACAAAGATTTGCAAACTTTTATAAATGAAAATTTTGAGACACTTGATGTATCCTTCCGAATTAGCTTATATAAAATGGTATATAACATGCTTTTATATGGTTATTCTGTAGCTGAAATTATTTGGCAGGTTATAAATGATAAGGTATACCTGAAAAATATATTGCCATTGGATCCAAAGTATATAACATTTAACCTAAATAGCGGGAAGATTGTATCGGCATATCAGTATACTAATAGTGGTAAGGTAGAAATACCTGCAGATAAGTTATTTATACTTAGAAATAGTTCTGAAATTTATGGTACAAGCTCATTAGAGCCAATTTATCGAGTATGGAAAGCAAAAAATGTTATTTTCAAATTTTGGGCTATAGCTATGGAAAGATATGCGATCCCTGTTATTTATGCCAAAACCATAGGCGATACAGAAACACTTGTAGATAAGCTAAAACAGCTTTGGAGTGCTGGAGTTATAGCCACAGATGCAGACTTACAGCTTCTTGAACCTCAAGGTTCTATAGCGTCGACGTTTGTCGAATCGATTCAATACCTTGATGAACTCATATATAGAGGATTGTTGTTGCCAAAGATGCTCCTCGGTAGCGTTAGTACTGGAAGCTACGCGCTCGGAAAGATACACCTTGATCTGTTCATGTCTGTTATTAAGAGTAAGGCTACCTTAGTCGCCGATGAATTTGTAGACCAAGTTATTTCTAAAATTATCGAATATAATTATGGCAGTATGGAGTATTATGGTGAATTTGAGTATAAAACAGAATTGTCAGCTTCAGATAGGCAACTGCTATCCGCCACGATTTCTACATTGATATCTGCAGGTATAATAGATCCAATTACAGATAAACAGTGGGTAAGAGATATGCTGAATTTTCCATTATATAAGTACACATCTGAAACGAGTACGGCTTCAGGATTAGATGAAAGGGAGTTGATTGAATCTGTCAAAGATTATTTTGAAAAGGAATAGAATTAATATATTCAATCAAACTATATCTTTTGTTGGAAATTATATAG